CCCGTCGACTTCCTCGCCCTCATGCTCGAGCGGCGGGTCGCCGACCTGCAGGAGGAGCTCATCCTCCACGCCGCAGACCATGAGTCGTGGTACGCCGAGCTCCCCCGCGGACACGCCAAGACCTCAACCCTCACCTACCTCGCCGCCTGGTGGCTCGGCCACCGACCCGCCACCCGCCTCAAGCTCATCGGCAGCAATGATGACGGCGCGGCCGCCACCAGCCGCTTCCTGCGCGACATCATCCGCAGCCCCCGCTACCGGGCCGTCTTCCCCCACGTCGCCCTGAAGCCCGGGGAGGACACCGTCATGGCCTGGAGCGTCACCGCACCCGGCCTGCCCGCCCGCCGCGACCCCTCCGTGCAGGCATCCGGCGTCTTCGGCCGCACGGGCGGCCGCGCCGACATCCTCTGGCTCGACGACATCTGCGACCTCCGCAACGCCGTCCTGCAGCCCGCCCTGCGCGCACAGGTCAAGGAGGCGGTCGCCAACATCTGGCTTCCCATGCTCGACCCCTCCTCGCCGCACCCCACGCGGCTCTGGCGGTCGGCGACCCCCTTCCACACCGACGACATCACCGCCGACTGGCGCCGCGAATGCGCCCGGGACGGCACCCTCCTGCGCCGGCCCTGCGTCGGCACCGAGAGCCCCTGGCCCGAGGTCTTCACCCGCAAGGTGCTCGAGCAGAAGCGCCGCGACTTCGGGCCGATGGCCTACGCCCGCGCCTACGAACTCGTCCCCCTCTCCTCGGACCTCCTCGTCTTCCGCCCGGAGTGGATCAAGTTCCACACGGAGCTGCCCTTGGGCTGCCGCACCGTGGCCGCCATCGACTGGGGCTACGGCAGGCGCAGGCAGGACCGCGACGACCCCGACTGGTCGGTCTGCATCGTGGGGGAGGTGTCGATGGACCGAAACCTGCACCTGACCGACGTCCTGCGCGTGCGCGAGTCGTTCCCCGAGTTCGCCCGCCTCGCCCGCGAGCTCGTCGAGCGCCGCGGCGCGGCGATGGTGCTCGCCGAGGCCAACGGCCCGCAGAAGGGCGTCTTCGACCAGTTCCGCGAGTCCTGCCGCCAGCCCGTGGTGGCCGTCGAGCGCTCGACCGACAAGCACCTGCGGGCCGCCGCCAGCCAGCCATTCGTGGCCGCAGGCAAACTGTCCTTCCCACAAGGACAGAACGGCCAGGTCGCCCAAGCCTTCGCCCCGGTCGTGGACGAGATGCTCTCCTTCCCCGCCGGGAGCCACGACGACTGCGTCGACTGCGTGGTCGACCTCTGCACGCTCGCCGCGCAGGGGGCCATCGTTTCTCAGGGCGGGGCCATGACCGTCGCCACGCGCGCCGAGCGCATCTTCGGCAACCGTGGCATCAAGCGGCGGATGTTCACGTGACGAGGGGTAGACTGCGGCCCATGCACACGAGGGATGCAATCGCACGTCGGCTGGGCATCTTCGCCAAGGCCAACTTCAACTGCGGCATCGGCCCCGGCGGCTTCCAGCCCGGGAACGACTGCGGCGGCAGCGCAGGCGGCGGCAGCGACAAGCCCAAGTCCGCGCCGCGCAAGCCCTCCCTCGGCACCGCCAAGGGCGTCGAGGAGCGCGCACGCGCCGCAGGTCGATCCGTGACCGAGCAGTACGTCCACGAGACCCGCAGCAGGATCGCCAAGGACGCCGAGCGCAAGCAGAAGCAGCGCGACCGACGCGCAGGCGCCGACCTCGCCCGCATCGACACCGAGCTTGCCGAGGCACGCCAGCGCCGCGACGAGCTCCGGGCGCGAGGCCCGCAGGGCGACACCATCGCCGACCTCGACCGCCGCCTCGCCGAAGTGACCGAACGCCGCGACCAGGCGCGCAAGGAGCGTGAGGCCGCCGCAGCCGCCAACGCCGCCAGCAAGGCCCGCATCGAGGTGCTCAAGCGCCAGCTCGCCGAGAGCAAGGCGCGCTCCCGCGGCCTGCGGATCTAGACGATGCCAGACCCCAAGTCCAACCCCATCATGCCAAACGCCATCCCGGGCACGGGCCTCCCGCCCGCCCGCCGGCCGCGCAAGGCACCGCCCGCCCCCGCGCAGCGCGGACCCACCACCCCGCTCGCCATCCCGGTCGAGGTGCAGCGCTCCTACTTCCGCACCGCCAGCCTGATGCTGCGGAACTCGAGCCTCGCCTACAGGATCGACCCCAACTACCAAGCGATGATGCGCGCCGACGCGGACATCGAGGGCGTCTTGCGCTCCCTCCTCGTCACGCTCGCGGGCCTTGAGTGGGCCATCGTCTCCGACGACGAGGAGAACCCCCGCCTCGTCGCCCTCGCCGACCGCCTCACCGAGATCGTCCGCGACATCCCCCGCCGCAGCGACCTCTTCCGCCACCTGCACGAGGCAGTCTGGTACGGCGTCAGCGCCGCCAACATCGTCTACGACCGCGACCCCGTCCTCGGCGTGCGCGTCAAGGAGTGGGTGCCGTTCGCCGCCGACACCCTCGCCTTCGACCAGTACGGCAACCTCGCCATGCGCGTGGGCAGCGCGTACATCAACGAGCCCTCCGTCACCGACCTTGGCTTCGACAGCCTCGTCCACCTCTTCGACGACAACGAGCGCCGCGCCGTCATCCTGCACCGGGTCTTCACCGCGGCCCCGAACTTCATCGACCCCAACACCAGCGAGGCCGTCTACCGAGGCGTGGGCGCGCGCGACGTCTGCTGGTACATCTGGCTCCTCAAGCAGGAGATCCTCCAGAACGCCGCCGCCTACGCCGAGCGCTATGCGCTGGGCATCCGCGTGGGCTACTACCCCTCGGGCAACGACGCGGCCAAGAACGAGATGCTCACGGTCCTGCAGAACCTGGTGAACGACAATTCGGTCGTCCTCCCCCGCACCGGGCCGAACGAGAGCTTCTACGACATCGACATCAAGGACGCCAACGCCGGCCGCGCCCAGATCTTCATGGACCTCGTCAACTGGTGCAGCGGCAAGCTCAAGGAGGCGATCCTGGGGCAGTCGCTCTCGAGCGAGGCCGGGTCAACGGGCCTGGGCTCCGGGGTCGCCGACCTCCACGCAGACACCCTCTCGCGGGTCATCCGCTACCACGCGGACGCCATGAGCGAGTCGTTCACGACCGACTTCCTGCGCGTTGTGGCAGGCATCCTCGGCGCGAGCGAGTCTGAGGCCCGGTCGATCAAGTTCCGCTTCGCGCCCGAGCGCCCGAACGTCAAGGAGCGCCTCGAGGCCGTGCAGGCCTTCACCCAGATGGGCGGCCGCGTCAGCGAGCGCGAGGTGCGCGACCTCCTCGGCCTCTCCGAGCCCCAGGACGGCGAGGCCGTCCTCGGCGGCGGTCAGGCGGGTGGCAGCGGGGCCAACCCCCTCGCGGCCCTCTTGGGGCAAGGGAACGAGCCTGACGAGGGCGAGGAACCAGCCCCCGAAGCACCCAAGGTCGTGGCCCTCCGCAAGCGCAAGCGATGAAGCGACCCGCGCTCGACAAGCACCTGCGCCGCGTCCTGCGCGAGGCGCAGCAGTCATACCGCCAAGCCCTCGCCGCCCAGGTGCGCGGGCAGGACGACCCCGCCCTCTGGGACGCCTTCTCCGAGGCCACCAGCGCCCTCCTGCTGGCCTCCTGGCTCGCCGGGGCGCGCTCAACCGTCACCAAGGCCCGTATCCCCGACAAGGCCGTCCAAGGGATGCTCGAGGACGGGGACGCCGTCACCTTCGCCGCCCTGCCCGATTTGAAGCTCGACGGCTTCGGCGGGGAGGCCATGAAGCCCATCGCGGACTGGTTCCGCCGGCGCGTCCCCATCAGCCGCAAGGACTGGGAGGTGCTCGTCGAGGCCGCCCGCCGCAGCGCCCGCGAGGTTGGGGACCACGAGCGGCAGAACGCCCTGATCGACCTTCGCAAGCGCAGCCCCTTGCTGGACGGCCTGTTACGCGGCGTCCTGTCGCGCCCAAACGCCACGGGCGGCATCTCGGCCGTGAAACGGATCGTAAGCGATACGTTCTTCGTGACAGCCCTCAGCCCCGGCCAGACGGCCAAGGTGCAGGAGCTGATCGCCCGGGTGATCGAGGAGCGCCCTGGCAAGAGCGTGGTGGGCAAGGAGATCAAGGCGATGAACCTGGGGGACTTCGTCACCACGGCGCAGGTGCGCCTGGGGGTCGAGCTCTCGAGCGCGCGCCTGGAGACCGTGCTCAGGACAAACACGAACCGGGCAGCCACGGAGGGTGCTGCCGAGGTGCTGCGCGACGAGCGCGTGCAGGCGTTCGTCCCGCTGGTTGAGTACAGCGCCACGCGGGACAACCGCACGCGGCCGGCGCACCGGGCGCTTGACGGCTACGTGGGGACGATGGCCGACTTCGACCGCATGGGGATCACCCCGCCCTGCGGCTTCAACTGCCGCTGCGCGCTGATCCCGGTGTCGGCCTCGGACGCGATGGACAACGGCTGGACGCTCCCGAACGGGACGCTCGACCACCAGGCGATCAGGGCGCACAACGGCGCGCGGCAGGGCGTGATCGACCGCCGCGAGATCCCCGATCCCGGCTTCGTGAATGCGTAGACCGCAAGGAGGAACGCTACGATGGGCGGCATGAGCACCCGGAACGAGATCAAGGCGCGGCTGGGCATCCTCGCTGAACCGCCAGCGAAGGCGCGCTTCGCAGAAACGACGATCTACACGGTCGCGGCGCACGTGGGAAACGATCCTGCGGGCGAGCGCACCGCTCGCTCGTTGGACGAGGCCAAGGCCTACGCCAAGATCATGCTGGAGGCCATGAAGTCCCAGGCCAAGGGCAAGCCCGTTGTGGTGGACGTGTATCCGGTGGTCAACTACGAGCCCAAGCCGTCTGTGCTGACGCTCCGCGCCTCCCGCCCCAGCGCGAAGGCGAAGATGGGCAAATGGGACGGCGTCGAGGTGATCGCCGACTTCACGTGGCGAAACAAGCAGACGGGCGCGACGGCAAGCAGCGGGGGATCGGCTCCGTACGTGCGGCAGTCGGATGCCGCGAACTGGGAAAAGGTGCCGCACTTCGCCTTCTACGACAGCCGCACCAATCAGACCATCGGCCAGCAGTACAAGACGCGTCAGCAGGCAGAGGCTGCGCTGCGCGATCGCAAGGCGCAAGAGGAACGGGATCGAGCCAAGCAGGATCGCTTGAGGACCACGCCGGCGGCGCGGAGGTCAGAGGCTATCTGGAAGGAAATCGACCGCCTGATGAGTCGCGGCATGACGCAGATGGAGGCCATTGACTACCTGAAGTCTCGCGGGCTGCGAATGGCGTCCTCCCGCCCCGGCGCGAAGGCGAAGATGGACAAGAACGCCGACTACGTCGAGTACGCCAACCTCCGCGAAACCCTCAGCAAGCTTGAAAACCGCCTGCGCCGCGCTCCCGTCGAGCAACGCGCTCGTTTGCAGCGCGAGCTGGACGCAGGCATTAAGCGCTACCGTGAGCTCGCCGACCGCCTGCGATCCTCCCGCCCCGGCGCGAAGGCGAAGATGGATCTGACGGACGTCCAGCGCAAGGCCGGATACAAGTGGCGCGTGGCCTACACCCGGCAGCTCGGCAAGGATCAGTACCTCGGCGGCCCGCCCGTCACGATGCAGGACGACCTGCTCTTCGCAACCGAGAGCGCGGCACGCCAATGGGCCGACACCATGCTCAAGAAGGGCTGGTTCAAGGGACAAGGCGGCGGCCCTGAGAAGATCCTCAAGGCCACGGTGCTCATGGCCTCCCGCCCCGGCGCGAAGTCCACCCACGCTGCCGCCGACAAGCCCGGTCGCAAGGTCATGGCCGAGTCCGACCCCGCCGTCAGCGCCAAGATCCGCAAGCTCATGGCCGAGGGCAAGCCCCAGAAGCAGGCCGTCGCAATCGCGCTCGACATGAAGCGCCGAGGAGAAATCTGACATGGCACAGGCATTCATCTCGACCGGACAGAACGACTTCCGCCGCATCGCCGTGGCAAGCGTCCCGGCCACCTACGCCGCCGCTGGCGCCGTCCTCACGACCACCAAGCCGTCCTCGGGCGTCCTGATCGACTGGCAGGCAAACGTCGACACGAACCGAAACGCCTCGCTCCTGCGCCTCATGCCGTGGACGAGCACCACCACCGCCACGGGCGTGGGAATGCGGCTCCTGGGATGGTCCATCTTCCGCGAGACCATCGGCGCCAACACGTGGTGGATTCCCACCGTCCTGGGCGACTTCACCCTGACCTACACATCGGGCACCGTGCCGCAGTACAGCATCGACACGCAGTCGACCGCGACCTTCAGCGGCATCGTCCAGGTCGCGGGCACGCCCCCGGCCAACGCCTATTCCCCCGCGTCGATCCTGGCCTCCAACGTCGAGCCGGCCGCCGTGCTCCTCGACACCGTGGGCTGCGAGCTCGTCACGGTCCAGTTCAAGTCCTCGGGAACGCCCACGATGGGCGTCTTCTACACGACCCTCTGACGAATGGAACGGTCGAACCGATTCAACCGCCCCATGCTCGACAGCAGCGTCAGGCGCATCCTGACGCTCGGGAACGCCCGCGACAACCTGAACGTGATCGACGGCGGGAACGCCTCGAGCAACACGAACCTGTGGGACCGCATCGACGGCGAGAACGCGTTCACGATGATCTACCCCAACGACGTCCAGGGCGGGAACGCCTTCTCGTCCTACAACTGACCCGGAGCCAGCCATGTCGACCATCGTTGCACAGATCTGCATCCGCCGCGACACCGCCGCGAACTTCACCAGCGCGAACCCCACGCTTGCCCTCGGGGAGATCGCCTACGAGACCGACACGCGCAACCTGAAGGTGGGCGACGGTGCGACCGCGTGGACTGCGCTGCCGTACATCAACCCGTACCGCGCAGGAACCGCGGCGGCCCCCACCAGCAACACGGTGCTGGGCAGCGGGGCGGGTGCGGCGCTTCAGTCTGGTGCGATCAACAACACGATGATCGGCATCAGTGCTGGACTGAACGTCACCACTGGAACGGAAAACACGTTTGTCGGTGGCGGGGCTGGCATTACCTTGACAGGCAACAGCAATGCCGCTCTCGGTACGTTTGCTCTCGGCTCCAACCACGGAAGCAGCAACACGGCTGTCGGTCGGGCTGCGCTGAACGCTCACACCGGAAACCATGCCACGGCTGTCGGCACGAATGCAGCCCTGCTGAACACCGCCAGCGACACCGTTGCCATCGGCTCCGGTGCGCTCGACGCGAACACCTCGGGCACAAGCAACACCGCCGTTGGCCGTAATGCGCTGGGGGCGAACACGACTGGTGCAGGCAATGTCGCAATTGGAGGCAATGCCTTCACGGCGTCAATAACGGCAAGCAACAACGTAGTAATTGGAAACGACGCAGGTCAAGGAATTGTGTCGAATCTCAACAATACGTTAATTGGAGCGAATTGCGGACAATTGCTCGTCGGAGGAACAAATACGGTAATTGGCGCTGTTGCGATGTATCAGGTTACATCCGCAAATGGCAATGTTGCCGTTGGTAACAATGCTGGCAGATATCGCGGAGCGACAGGAAATACCGCACTTGCTTCAGCAACCGAAAGCATCTTCATCGGCAATTCATCTCGCGCCGCAGGCGATTCGCAGACCAACCAAGTCGTCATCGCAGGAACGGAAGGCGTCGGCAACGGCTCCAACAC